AATTCAAGGTTAGTAGCAACTAATTAACTAAAACTAATCTGGTAGATTATTTGTTGTTAGTAGCAACTATTCTTGTAAATAATTTGTTGTACGAAATTCAAGGTTAGTAGCAACTAATTTTGCTTACTTTTTCTAAAAGTAACCTCTATCTTCAAAATATTTATCAACAACTTTTCTTGAAGCAGTTAAATATTTATCTTTAATATCATTATCCATGTCAAATTTTGTCAAACTAATACCTTTACCTTTGGCTGGTATATTACACACTCTTTTGTTAACTTTGTCTTCTAAAAAAGTTAAAATTCTATCACTACTCAATGCTGCAACATAACAACCAAATATCTTACGCCCTAGATCTGGTAATGGTGTTAGTTTATTAATTAAAGCTATTATTGTTTTTTCTAATTGACTTTCTTCTTCTTTTTCGTCTATAAAACCTTCTACCAATGTAGTATCATCACATTGAAATATATCAAAATCTGTAGCTTCTATTTCTCCTATAATATTAGGATGAACTGGATTTTGAACACTCCACGCGGGACAGTTAGAAGTAATACCACCATCATAAAAATCTCTTGTTGATAACATGTGCTTTTTCATGATACCATATTCAGCGTTTAATTTCATTTTTGGGAAAACAAAAGGAATAGATAAGCTAGCAACTACAGCAGAATAAACTGTTAAATTAGGACTAGATCTATAATTAAACATGTGATATTCCATTTGTGAAAAATCCATAGCCCCAATATTTAAAAATATCCCTGTCTCTTTGAACATTTCTTGAAAAGTAATATCTTTATCAAATTTATTATAAAGCAATTCCTTTACCCACGCCATAACTTCAACATTTGAATATACAGAATCATATTTTCTAATAATTCTAAGGAATAAAGATAGTTTACCAATTTTTGTATATTTTGTTATAAATTTTGCTACTTTGTAATACCACGCTAGTTTGTGTGGAGCAAAAAACTTTTCAAAATCTTCGCGTTTATATATTATTTTTTTTAGTTCTTTTGAATCATAACCTGCTGCAATTAAAGCACCTATTATAGAACCAGCACTAACACATGAAAACATTTTAGGCATAAAACCCGATTTTTCATAAGCTTCTAAAATTGCTAAATATGAAAAACCCTTAGCACCTGCCCCTGCTATTACTGCTGCTTTAGTTTCTTCTATTATTAAACCGTTTAATGTTTTAGTCATTGTTTTACTTCTTCTTCAAATAAAATAGAATCATCATCATCACTATCAATACCTAATTTTTGCTTCTCTATATGGTATTCTTGCAAAGCTTCTCTTACTTTAGGGTTTTCACCATATTTTTCAATTATACGTTGTTTTAGTAGCTTAATAGCTGTTTTTTTACTAACCTTTAAAACAACTTTTCCTACTTTTACAAAAACCTTAGCCACTTTTTTTACACTTTTAACTCTTTTTTGTACTCGCTCCTTAACTTTATCTTTGAATTGCTCTTTTTGTAAAGCAGTACAAGAGCATAACAAAACCATTAAAATTATTACAAAATGTTTCATTTTATATTACCTTCTATAAATTATACAAATATTGCTCGCCTGGTGAAAATTATTTTCAATAAAAACAAGGAGTGTAGCAGTTTAAAAAAAAATAATCATGTTTACTGTATGTATACTAACCTGATAAAATACCACAACCTGTAGTGGTTCTAAGAGCAATAAGTAGATTATTGTAGCTTGTTTGTAATGCTAAAATAGCTGTTTTATATTCTGTTTCGCGAGTTCTTGATTGCGCCATTTCAGCAACCAATTTGTTTATTTCATCCAAGATACTAGCATTGTTGTCATTTGTGATACTTTGGCTATATGTCGCAGTAGCATCTTCTAAACTACCTGCTGGCGTACCTGTTGTATTATTCGTAAGACTCGCGCTATTTTGTGATAATGGATCTGTAGCAGTAACAGCAGAAGCAGCTATAACAGTATCACCTAAATTATTATTAGCGTTAGCATTTACATTACCAACACTTGAATCTATTTTTTCCCAATTAGCACTGATTATAGCACTCCAACCATCTACACCATAAGCTACAGTTTCATAACCGTTTGTTAAAATTGTCAACGTTCTATTCTCCTAAATAAGTATCATCACTAGCACCTACTGTTACAGTAGCAGCAGCAGAAACAAAACCATTAGTTCTATGTTTTACAGTTAAAGTAAAAGCACCTGCCTTAGTTAAATCAAAAGCGCTTTCATTGTAAGCAACGTCACCTGTAGTACCATCATCTACTAAGAAATCACCTATAAACTTATGCGGGAATTCATCAGTAACTTCTTCGCTTTTTACACCTGCACCACTTAAAATATTAGAAATAGGCCATATTGTTATACTATTTGTACTCCCTGCTTTTATAACTTGAACACGTTGAGGTTTAACTGGTTTTGATGCTTTTTTCTCTATTGTGACAGTTTTTATAGTAGTTGGTGTAGGTAAAATTTTACTATTAAAAACGCTTAACATTTGAAAAAAAACTGTATCGGGAAAATCTTTAGTTATTATATTATCTTCTAAGCTAGTTAGCCATATCTCGCTACTAATACTATGTGATGAAATAGGCGTGTTTAAAACCCCACGAACTAAACCAGATAAAACTAAGTTGCTACCACTTGTTTGTACATGTTGGAAACCTATTATCTCATCGTCTATTATAGCAAAACGAGGTATCGAAAAAAGGTCAATCCTATTGTCAAAATCTAAAAATTCTGGATCATCTTTATAAGGTGTTATTGTAATTTCTGTATCATCATCTAAGGTATGGTTAGAATTTGGAATAGTACTAATTAAAGTAGCGTTTAAGGAAAAAGTTCTAAAAAAACCTGTATCAAAATAATCACCTGTTAGAGTATTAGAACTAATTAGTTTAAAACCAATTTCAATTAGCTTTTCTCTTGATACTAGCATCAACAAAGATACTTTACCAAGTGTTAAGCGATTAAAAGGTAATTCAAAATATCTAACTTTGCTAAAAGCTATTGGTGTAGTGTCTACTGTAGATGGTGTAGAATCACCAGCATTAAAAAAAGTATCATCAAATAAAGTTTCTATCATTAATGTAGCTTTAAAAGTTATTACACCTTCATCTATTTTAGCTTGATCTACGCTATTTACTCTAAATTCTACACTAGAAAATCCATAATCAACATGAGAAATGGATACTACATCACCTACAACAATGCTAGAAAATTTCCAACCAGTTTTAAATTTTATTATTTTCCTTGGGAAACTTTCTCTTTTTAATATTTCTGCTAATCTCTTTGAAGCGCTTGATAAATCCCTAAAACCTTTTAGATTTATCTCTTTATTTCGTCTAAAACCAACAGTATCGATATTAGCTTCATTTTTTCTAGCAACTACTTTTGTAGTAAAATCTAAAGTTTCATCAATATAGGTTCCTGTAAATACATTGTGAGTTTTATGAAAACTAGGGTTTTCAATTATAAAATCAACAAAATCATCTTTATCTAAAATGTGGTCAGATGTATCATTATCTTGATAAGCTCTTAATTTAAATCTAGCTTGTGAATCATAAGTTAATGAACCATCAACTTGAGATAAAATTTTATTTATTGAAGCTAACGCTGGTTGTTTTCTGTCAAAAATGAAGTTTAAACCATAACCTTTTGAAAAAAAATAATCAGCAGCTTGATTAAAACTAGATAAATCAATTTCACTAGGTAAAGCACCTTGAACAATAAGAATATCATATATTATTGCAGCAGGGTTAGAACCATTAGCCATGTTAGCGTTATTTATGTCAGTGGGTAAAGTACGAGTTAAAACAACATCAACATTAGGCATTTGACGTATATTTTCTCCCATAAACCACTGATTAAAAAAAACATGACTAACAAATGGTAATCTATTAGAACTTACACCTGCTTCATCTTCTGGAAAACTATTGTCTGTACCATCGTTAAAATCTATACTACTTGCATTTATTGTTTCTTCTCTATCTGCTACATAATATTTATTTAATGCCATAGAACCACTTGGAACATGACAAAGACTTTTCCAAACATCAGCAAAATATTTAAAACCACCACTACCACCAGCTTGAGCAGCACCACCACCTTTACCTTGTTTTTTAGCTTTTATTTCTACCGTTTTTAGATTTCCCCAAAAAATTATATTAGGTATTCTTAGTCTAACTCTGCCATAAATAATAGGAATGGACGTGTTTTCTTTAGCTAGTGTTACTTGAAAATCTTCTTCTGCTGTAGGGCTCAAAGAGTCATTTTCTAAACTTTGTTGTTGTGAAAATGCTATACCAACACCTATACCAGCAATTGCTAATGAAACACCAACACCTATTAAAACACCTACTCCCATTATTTATATCCCTTTATTCTGTATATTTTTGTAACAATGTTTTTATAAGCACTAGAGAAATATTTTTTTCTAACCCCAACGTTTTGAATACAATGATAGATGTAATTTTCATTAAAATAAATAGCACAATGTGTTGTTCTATCTACTCCTTCTATGAGTTTCAAACCTATTAAATCCCCACATTTATAATCTTTTGGATTATCAACTATATCATATTTTAAACCAGCGTTGTTTAAATTTTCTTCACATGATTCTATTATTAATTCTTTTTCTGTGTATTTATACCACTCTGTAGAATATGTTTTAAATAAAATTTTTTTCATCAAACCATAATCAATCAAAAAATTACCTATAAACATTGTACAATCCATACCCAATGTTTTAGAATTTCCTTGATGCTTATATGGAACACCTTTAAAATTTTTTATGATTTTTTCAAACTTTTTTACATCAAACATAATTATTTACACCTTCTTAAATAATTTTTAGTGAGCTTTTATTCTATACCATTTATAACTGGATTTATAGTGGGTATTTGCGGGAAACCAACAAAACCTGTATTTGTTGCATTTCTGAAATTATTAAATTTTGTATCACATGTGGTAAAAAGTTTATCACAACCAGCAAAAGCTGTAACAGTAGAACCATTTAAAATAGCAGCAGAAAAAGGTATTTGTAATGTTAAATCTGTTCCAACATGCTTATCAACAAAACGTCTTTCTCCATTAGTTGCTAAAACTTGCCCGTTTTCATAGTAACCATCAGATTCTAAAGCAAATGTGGCACTACTTATAACACTGCCTGAAATTGTTATAACTGCTTCTATTGAAAATAAAGATAAATCAACGCCACATGTATTATCAAAAAGTTTATTATTACAAGTGCTTTGATATGTCATAGGCGGGAAAGTATTTTTATCTATAATTGTATCACTATTAAAATCTAAACTAACCACTTTGTCTTTAACTTGTGTAGACACTAGAGAACCAGTAAAAATAAATTGACTATTTAGAGTTATTTTATCTATTCTAATTATTTGTAATGTTGCTACATATGGTGCAGCTACACCTAGAAAAGACAGTGTTTCAGGTTCTAACGCTGCTTTTAATTTTACATTTTTTGTTTGTAATTTTTCGCTTATTTGAAAAGATGTTCTTTCAATAGTTTTAGGTAAATAAGTATTGCTATCAAAAATAACAGGTTGATTAGAAGAAGTGTAAAAATAAATATCTTGACCTATTGTTAATTTAAAGAGCTCTACAATATCATTTAATTCTGCTGGTTGTACATCGTCATTGTATGTCATGGACTAGGGTACTCCTTTGTTAGTTCATAGAAAGACAGATTGAACTCTTTAACACAAGGGGAAAAGTTTTTAACATCTATCGTTTCAACATTGAATCTACCATAAAAAATCCTTCCAAATAACCTAACCTCATCTAAAGCAATATTCCTATCAAAACTCGTTTCAACAGTTAAATCTGTATAATCACCAGCATTATCTGTAACACTATTTATTTTCCTAGTTATTATATCACCATTTGATAATAAAAAGTATAGTCTTTCATAACCTTCATAGATTCCAGAAAAACCGTCTTTCTCTATTTGTAAAATATTAGAACCCAATGTTATAGGAGCATAAAGTCTAAAGGTGTTATATTCTGAGTAAAACCAAAAACCATTAACCATAGCTTTTCTATCTAACCAGAATTGCAAAATTCTTTTATATTTTGGCGATTCACATAGATATTGCTTATCCATGGTTAGTGGTACAGTATCAGCTATTTCTAAAGGTGTTAATATTGTTCCTGTAAATTGTAAAACTTTACTCTTATTTGTAAACTTTTTAACAGGTTTTTTCTTAAAATTAGCTTTTTCATTAAAAATTATAGGGCTAGTTCCAAGATCTTCTATATTATCTGCCATTTAATACTCTGTTTCTCTAAATTCAATATTAGATTCTAATAAATCCCCGTTGTTTTGTATTTCTTGATAATCACTTACCATACCTACAAACATAGGATAGATAATAGTAGCAGCAGGTTCAAATGTTCCAACTATATCATCTGTAAAAGTTAATACCTTACCCACTATTGAAATAAGCTCTTTTACTTCGGCTTGATCTGGTTTTTGATTATATTTTTTTATTAACATTACATATTTTGTTTGATTTATTATATTTATATAATGATCTTGTATTTCTTCTTTTACAGTTATAGTATTGGTGCCTGTTGTAATATTCGTGCTGGTCATTGGTTCAGAATAATCAGGAATTCCAAACTGTTTTTGGTAATATTTCAGCATTGTATTATGCAATAGTCTACCATAAAAACCATTAAACCAAAAATTACAAGTTTGTTTTCTCATGTAAGAAGATTCAATAGAACCTCTTTGTTCTTCATGTGTTACCGTTTTACTTATTCGAGTTTTTTTAGAAAAACTGAAATTAACCCCACCTTTCCAATTTGGTAAGAAAGAAAACTTTTCTATTCTAAACCCTGTTATTGATAGAGAAGGACTAAAACCCGTGTCAAAATTAAATGTGATAGAAGCATTTAAAAACGGGCTACCTGACTGATTAATAGTGATAGGATAAGTTTTTAATTCTAAAGGTGCTATTGTAAAAGGTGTGGCCGGAAAATTTAATGTTAAATCTGTTGTACCACTTAAAACTATAGAATTTACTGTCACTGTTGTATCTGGAAACATATTTGTTACTAATAAATTAAGTAAAATGTCAGATAAAATAAAACCAGCATCATAAGAAGTAGGAGAAAACAATATAACATTAAAAACACCATTTTCTTGAAAACAACTTAACTTTTGACAACTAAAATTATTAGCTGGCATGCTAATATTACCGCTTGATGAAATTGTACACTGAGATATAGTGTTTATTTCTGTAGCATCAAAAGGATAATTAGGTCTAACAACACCTGTTATAAACTTAGTATAAGCAATTTCATGTAAATTTTGACATGTAAAAGAAGTCATTAGGTTATCCTAAATGCAATGCCATGATTAGCTGATGAGTAACAATCCCAAAAAGTTAGATATGTTTCTGACCCTCTTGTTACCCTTTCACCAAATGGTGTCCCAGCGCACCTACATATAAAACACTCACTTTCCCCAACAGGTACACCACCTGAACCTTCATCTAGAAAAAATAACATTGGTATCATTGCACGAATACCACTAAACCCATTATTATAAAGAAGCATTCTAGATTTACCAAAAGCAGTGTTGGTTGTATAAGCATTATATGCAAAATTCACGTTCGTTCGCCAATTATTTGAGAAAGCATTATTCGTTGTCATGCTCTCATGACCTTCTATTTTACTCCTATTAAAACAACAGGCAAAACGAAGTGTACTCCCTGTATAATCATACCATTCGCGTAGGTTAGTATCTAATTGATAATTACCACAAATAGTACCACCATCAAAGGTTTGACTAAAAAGATTTATACTACCAATAAAAAATAAACCACAAAAGTTTGAATCAAATCTAGCAAAACAAGCTGCAAACAAATCACTTGCAAAAAAATAAACTTCAGGGATATCAGTTGGCAACCAAGACATTTTTTCTTGTTCTGTATCCTGACCTTCAATATTATCTTGTTGCACAGGATGAGTAGAATTAGAATTAGAATAGCTACCTTCACCAGATTTTAATGTGTGTGTCATTTCTATTGTTTCACTTAAAGGGTCTGAACCTGTTTGTCGTTGTCTAAATCTCCATTCTTTATTTTGATTAGCACCTAAACCAATATTTTCTATCATTAAAAATGATTCATTACCAGCAGTAAAACCTGTACCACCACCTATCCAACTAACATTATCAGACCATTCTATTACATTCCAATTAGTTTGTAAATCCATGAAAGTTTGGAATTTATTCATCATTTCATGGTGTGTACTTACTTCACCATGATATTCATATTCAAAAATAGTTGACATGTTATATCCTATTCTGCTAAAACTGCTGCAAAATCTCTATAGGTTGATCTATTTATATTTGGAAAAACTATATAAGTATCACCAGAACAAGTTAATGTATCTTCTGCTGAAACCGCTGTTGTAGAAAGTGCAAATATGCCCTCTAAATTAAATAAAAATTCTAAACTTGTTGTATTAACAGCAAAAACTTGATCTTTTAAAACTACACCTGAATCAGGGTTACGTAGTGTGCTAATACCTGATGGATTAGAAGAACCTGTAGACCTGTCAGGGAAACATTCTAAACTAGCTGCATTGCTTATAAAATTATTACTTTCACTTAATGCAAAAATTACCCTATCCGAACTGCCTACAGCGCTTTCTTTCCAACAATTCGCACTATTTCCGATGGTTGTTGCATTATCCGTGACACCACCACTAACCCCAGCAAAAAGTGGTTGGGGGTAAGCATCATTAGAGGAAAATGGAACACCTCTACCTAAATAGCAAAACATATAGTTACTATTAGATCTACCACAAAACATTACCCGATTTTTATTACTCATTAACCAATATTCCATCGAGTTATCAATCATCATATGTGCAGCTAATTCACTATATCTTTCTTGTGAGGAATTATAAGAATTCCATCCTGACTCATTTCTATCTTTATTCCAATTATTATCATTAAAAGAAAAAGTTCTATATATAATAGCATTAAAACCAAAATTAGCACCACCAGAATCATAGAATTCTCGCATACCTATATAAACTGGCGAGGTGCCAGAACTACCGGTATTTCTTAGTACTATTTCTCTTGCTTCTCTACTATCACCGGTTGAAAAAGCATTATTAGGACTAGCAGAATTATCTTGTGTTCTATCTTCATAAACAACTAACCAATCGCGCCCTTCTTCACCTGAATTTTTACCTTTAACGGTGTTAATTTCAATAGCTGTTGTATTATCTGCTGTTAGCGTTACAGAATAAACACCTGTAGAAGGTGTGAAACTAGAAGCTGTTATAGAAATATGGTCAAAATTACCTGCCCCATCATCAAAAACACGTTGAAGCAAACCACCTTCAAAAAAGGTTAACATATTTTGACCAGCAGACAAACCTGTTGTAGCTAGTGTTCCTGATACAGTCTGACTAGAACCTGTCCCAGTACCTACATTTTGTGTAGTAGTATCACCTAAAACAAATTCTAAAATTTTTCTTAATAAGCCTTTTTCTTGATAGTCACAAGTTAAATCTGTACTATTATCTAAAGCCGTGCTAAATGTTATAGTTCCATCTCCTAGTTCGTCTATGGAACCACTGCTTATGTTAGTACCAGTAACGGTACCAGAAGAATCTACTGTAGCTTGGTATGTTATAGAACCAATGGTATAATCAAAAACTGTTTTTATTAGCTCTAGTTTATTACCACTTCCTATATCTATTGTAAAAACAGTCTTTATAGCATCACCAGTATCTAATACTTCACCTGATACTTTATCATTAATTGCCCTATCAATTGTGCTATTTTCATAAGCCATAATTTTAAAACCTAATCATTTAAAACAATTTGTTTTAGTTCGTTTTTTTCTTCTGCTAAAATATTTATTATAGAATTTCTACCATCGCTGCTATTTAGAAATTGCCTAACTATTGAAGGATCAACAACGTTTACATTAGTTAAATTAATTTGCCTATCTTGTTTTTCACTTTGACTACTTGAAACATTAGGTATACCACCACCATTAGCATAATTAAAACTTGATGGTATTATATTAGATAAATTTGGTAAACCTGAAAATTCTCGTGCCTTATCAAGTGGAAACTTGCCCGTTCTTACTGACTCCATAAAATTTATACCATATCGATTAACAACGTTTTTAGGATGAATAAATTCACCACCCATAGCCATAATACGATTGTTTCCAACAATTCCTAAATTTACATCATCAGCATTACCACTACCACCCTTTATTAGACCACCATCAGCAAAACCTTGAGCAGCTATTTTAGCTACAGAAGTAGCACCTGTTATACCAATTAATACTGCCATGGTATTAGCTAAAGCAAAATTACCCGTCTTTGCCCCTTGTGCTAAAGCTGCTATTATACCTAAACTGGTCTGGATTATAGCTTCACCAATTGCTACACTTTTTAATACAATAGCAGCCGCTTTTGACTCTTTACCAATTATATCAAAAACATTATTAGCTATTTTACCAAACTCACTAAAAACATCTTGTGAATCTGTTACTATATCTTTCATTTCTTTGAGAGCTTTTAACTTTTCTATTCTGTCCTTTTGTTCTTTTTCATCTGTCTTTAAAGTTAAAGCTTCTGCTATCTGTCCCGCTACAGGTATTACACCTGTTAAATCATTTTTTAATTGCTCTGTAGTACTTTTTATTTCTTCTTTTATTCTAGCAAAATTTTCTTGAGAAATTATTTCTTTTAATTTTTCTATAGATTGTTCTAATTGACTACCTTTTATAGTATCTCCCATACCTTGTATTAATTCATCAAAGGTAGAAGAAAATTCTTCTAAATCAGTACTAGCGTTTAATTGTTCACCTAGTTTAGCAGCTTTTTCTATAAATTCATCTGTTGCTGTTACTGCTTTACCAAAAGATGTTTCTACAAAATTTCCAATATCTAAACTTTCTTGTGCTTGTTTTGAAAGTTCTACAATACCGTTTGCTAAAAAAGCTTTTGCTTTTATAAAACCAGACCGTATTGGGGTTAAAAACCTAGAAATTCCAGGGATTGAGCCAATAACATCTATTATAAATGTTTCCCAAATTTCTAAAATTAATATTAAAAACCTGTTTACTTGTATTACTAGCACACTGTCAACATACACACCTAATCTATCACTAAGTTCACTTCCCATTGAAACAGCAAAATTTATAACTAATAGTGCCATTTGCTTTAAAGAATCTCTTACTTCCTTAGTGAAAATTTTTCTAATTAAAACTATTGTTTTTTCAGCAAAAGTAGTCAAAGCTGTTACTAAATCTTTAGTTTTTTTAGCACCTTCCTTTGAATCGTCCAGTAGAAACTTAACACCATCTATACCAACTTCTATAGCTGCAACTAGTGCTTCTCCCAAATTTAATAGAATTGCTTTATGTTGAACAGAATTTTGCTTGGCTTTATTTAACAAACCATCGAGTATTTCTTTTGCTTTTGGTAAGATAGGTGTAAAAAACTCTTGAAAAATAAATACTTTTATACGCTTAAAAACTTGGAACAATTCGTCTACAGCTTTAGCCGTTTTTAATGTTTCTTCATTTATTGTTAAACCTAAATCTATAGCCAGTGCCATTAGGCGTTCTATTTCATCCCCACCTTTAGCAAATAGTTTCAAAATTTTAGATTGTACTGTTATTCCTAATTTTTGAAATATACCTCTAAGTTCTTCATTTCTAATTCCTAAGTTTTTTGAAGCATCAGCTAGTTTTATAATCATAGTTAAAGTAGGGTTTGCTGAATTTTGAACTTGTGCTAAACTTATTCCTATTTTATCTAATTCACTAGCAAATTTTATATTATTATCACTATCCATTATTCTTTGAAAACGTTCAAAAGTTGTAGTTATATCTGTTACAGAAGCACCTACTGACCTTGCAGCAGTATCTAATTGTAAAAGTGTGTTTGCATCTATTCCAGTTGCAAAGCTTAAATCACTAAATTCTAAAATATTCTGAATAGGTGTTGTTATAACATTTACCAAACTCTTTATTGTTTCAACCATACCACCAAAACCAGATTTAATACCACTACTTAGTTGTACTACTATTTGCTTACCCATATTTGGTAAATTGCGCAATACTCCTTTTTTAGCTGGTGACTGAGGAAAGAATGCTGCTATCTGTTTGGCTAAATCACCTGCTGCTTTTTCACTCAAACCTTTTGCTTCAAATATACCCTTGCTTAATTGTCTAACAATTTCTGTACCTGATTTTGTTAAACCTTTCAAAGGGCCTCTTTTAGCTGGTGATTGAGGAACAAAAGACATAATTAACGCTGCAAAAGCATCTAATGAACGAATAAATTCAGCACTACCAAAACCTTGACGAAAACTTTTATTAAACTCTCTTATTAAAGCATCGCCAGCACTAGCTATATTACCCGTTTTTAATGCTTTTTGAACGTCTTCACCTGCTTTTATAACAGCATCTTTTGAAAGCTTACCTAGATTATCCATAGCTTTTACAAATGGTGATAAATCAACCTTTGCACCACTTGGTAACCTTTTGTTTAACTCTGTAAAAGCTTTTATTAAACCTTCAAAATTCTTTTTCATGTCCGCTATGTTTGAACCAGACTTTAAATTTTGAATAGAAGCAAAAAATCCTTTTATTTGAGATACTTCTTTACCAAATGCACTAAAACCTTCTCCCATTTCTTTAGGAATATTTTTTATTTTATCAAAACTAGATGTTAATTGAGTTCTAATAACATTCGATACTGTTTCTATTGACTTGACTATCTTATCTGCACTTGGTAAAAGTTTCTTTTCTGTAGTTTCATTTATATTTGCTAGGCTTTTTTTAACACTATCTATAGCTTTAGTAACATTTGATATAACATCCACTGTTTTTATCTTTTTAATAGAATCAATAGTAGATGTTAAAACTTTAAAACTACCATCTAATGTTGTTTTCATACCTATTAAAGCAACACCAGAATCTTTTATTATTTTAGGCATAGAAATAAAAGAATTAAAACTACCTTTTATGTTTTTCAAAGTCTTATTCATAGGTAAAAACAAATTACCAACAATTGGTATCCTACTTTGAAATTTTCTTAGAAACACACCAATAAAACTAGCCCCAAAAATAGCTCGTGTTATTGATTTTTGAACAACTTGAAAAACAGGAAACATAGTCTGTAACATTTCTCTTAATGATACTAAAATAAATGTTAATTGACCTTTAGCCCCACCAAACAAAGCACCAAAACTGCTTCTAAATAGTGTAGATTTTTGTATCAATGATGTAACAGCATTGTTAATAAAAGGGATTGCTGTAAAAATACCACCACCTGATAATGTAAGCCCACCGAAAAGGAAGGTTTTAAATAGTTGACCTGCTGATAAATTAGCCTTTGTTAAACCAGATTCAAATATTGAAATTAATTGCGTTCCTTTTTCCATTGGAGTAGTAGCAGAAGTACCTAAAAACAATAAGCGTTTTGTTAATTGAACAGAGCTAGCTAAAAATTCTTTAATAATAAATATGCTAGTAAATTGACCAACCACACCTGCCGTTAAACCTGCTATACTAGCTACACTAGCTGCAAAACTACCAGCCGTTGTTGAAAGACCTACCATACCTTGACCAGCTAAAAATATTTGTTCTGTTACTTCAAACATACTACTTCTTAAACTTAGAACAAAATTTAAACTTTCACCAAAACCCACTTTTGCAACTTCAAAAATACTAGCTAATTCAGGTTTTATAAGTGATAGTTTCGTTTTTAAATCTACAGAAGAAGTTAAAAAACCTATTACATTATTAACTTGTGTTTTAACAGAGGAAACTAAAAGTAAACCAGCACTTAAACCAAAAGCGTTTATAAATTCAGCAGCTTTCAAAGCCTCTTTTTGTACAGTATCAATAGAATTAACAGCTCGTTCTGTACCAGTGTTAGCAATACTATCAATAGTTTTAGTCATAGTTTGTTTAAGTTTACCACCCAAACTATCTACTTGTACTGTAACATCACCAAAAACATTATCAAAATTAATGCTTTCTACTACATCTTGTAAGCTTTCAAAACGTTTTTCTATTTCGTCTAGTATTTCTAAACCAACTTGTTCTATATCAATTACTATACTTGCTTTTGATTTTGACATTATAAACTTTCTTTAAATTTATCTACTTCTTCTTTTTCAGCAAACAATAAACCAACACCATTAGCCACTGCTAATATCTGTAGTTTCATTTGCTGTTCTAAATTCAAAGCAAGACGTTTAAACTTAGAATATTTTAGGCTCTTGGGTTTTTGTATACCTTTTAATAATAATTGCGCCTCAATATCATTAATAGCATCTAAAAATTTATCGCAGTAATAAGATATGACTTTCACTTCTTTATTATCTATCCTGTTGGTGCTTGGAACGATTGTTTTATTTTTTGTTTCCACTCGTTTATTAGACTTTTTTGAATTTCCAATGAATCCAAAATCAACAAAAAATCTTTGTTTTCCTCCTTAGCTAAATTTAACAACTTTTTAAGCTGGGAAGGTTTGAACATTTTTACAAACTCATAATTAAATGGTCTGTTAGGTTCTACCACCTCAAACAATTTAGGAGCATGTTTTTCTATTAATTCAGACCAAGAAAGTTGTTCTACTTGTGCTTCAAGTTCTTTGCTACCTTTTTTAGAAACAGCTTTTACTTTTACTTTTTTAGTCTTCATAGATTTAAATTCATTAGCAATTTCTTGATAATCTTCTACATATAGCTCTTTAACTACTACTGTATAACTTGCTTTTCTAGATCTAAGTACTATCTGTTTATTTTCTTCTGACATTTTTTTATTCCTTCTAAACCGTTAACCGTTTTTTATTATTATGCACAATTATTAATAGAAGCCCAAACTTTCATTAATGCAGGGAAATCACCAGTGTTACGGCAGTTAAACTTAATACCGCATGATTGCCAATCTTCTGTTACAAGTGCTAATTCACCATCAGGATTAAGTGTTACATCACATTGAAAATCATGCTTATGACCCTGAATAGGATCAGATTGAAAAATTAACGTTCCTTTTATAGAAGGACTACTGCCAACATCTATTGTTTCACGAGTTTGTGCAGTTGGTGTATAATCAACTTCTAAATCATCTAAATCAGTTATACCACCACCACTAATCATTTCTATCCAACCACCATTTAGATCGGCATTGTAATCAGTACCTTCTACATAAGTAGGGGTACCACCAGAACCATTTACAACAACAGCAGTAACAGCACCAACATTATTAGTTTCTCCTAATTTCATTAATTGACCTTCATAGGCTACTATATTTTCACCAGAAATAGGCGTTGCTGCTAAGTTATCTTGTACAGGTTCCGTTGATTGACCAAATAAAGCAAGGGTACCGGATTTAATATCATCAATGGTTATTGTACCACTACATTTAGTACTAACTGTAATATTTTCATCTTCACTTACAACACAACTTGTACTACTATTATGTCCTTTTTGTTCTGCTTCAACAGTAAAACTTATGCTTGGAGCATTACCAAGAAAAAGGTAACCAGCCTCTTTTGTTTCTAAACCTGTTGCATCAATACTAGAACGCCTAAAATATACTTTACCTTTTCCAATTGTGTAATTCTTTACATTTTGAATAGCCATTGAAAAAAACCTTTCTTAAATTAATAGCTTGGTTGATTAACTTCAAAAGTTATCAAACTTACCATTAAAGATAGTGGAAAATAACTTTCTTTATCTTGTTCACTATCATAAACAATTTTACTTTGCCTAAGTAATGAACTATTACATTTTAATTCTTTTATTCTTTCTTCTGTTTTTTCTTTAAATTTTAACACAGCATCAAAGCCGTTTAATTTATATACACCGTTTGCACTATCAGTAGCAGATATAGTAGTAATAGGTTCAATTCCTACTAAATTTTCTGAATCAATTATATAGGCTATTTGTATTATATAATCTATACGTCTTGAACCTTCTCTTATAGTTTCTCGCGTCACAGAAGAAAATATAATTGCTGGTATCCTGCCATTATCTAGACTTGGTAGGTCATCAACATCAAAACCTTTTTGAAATGTTATACCACTACCAAAATTATCTACTGAATAAGTTTGTAATTCCAAATCAGTAAACAATAGATTAAACAATTCATCTTGAATAGAAGATGCTGTAATAATATTAGATACCATTTCTAATTTTATTCCTTTTAAATGAACTACTAAATTCAAATTTAAAATGACTATGTATTTTTGAATCATTTCGTTCAAAAACGGGTTCTATTAACTTTCTTTCAGGTATATCTACAAAAGTTGTACTCTTTTTAAAAAATATAGCTTTTCTCTTATTTACCCTATAGGTTAAAGACATTAAACGCCTTGCCCTATCTGTAACACGAAAAGAGCGTCTTTGACTATTATCTATTATTACCTGTGATAGATAAGAGTCACTGTTTAAAATCCTTTCACTTGCTTGACCTGCTTTTTTACCACTTTCATGGGGATTAGCTTTAAAAAAGTTTTTAGGATTCTCACTAACTATGGTTACTACATTTGCTCCATCTTTTCTGTTTTTAATAGAATAGTTTAAATTATCCGCTATTCTATTAAAAACAGGTGGTATAGAACTAGAATCCGAAAAAGGAATAGAATTATTTCCCAAATTTTCATTTACTGTAAAACGTTTTCTAAAATGTCTACTTATTTGACTAGTAGGTTTCCAGTTATTATCGCTCTTTATCCAAGATTTAAGTTTACCAACTACAAAGAATCCACTAGAAGAAAGTGCTGATTGTCTAGCACCTACTACACTAGCTGTAAAATTCTGTTTATAGTTTTCAATAAATTTAAAATCAGTTTTAATTAAGCTTACCACTTTCATTCCTTCTAGCGTCAAAGGTATAAGTTAAATTAGTTTCATCTGTTACACGTTCTACAATATAAACACTTGAATCATAAGTAATAGTATCTCTATATTTAGGTGGTGCAGAAAAAGATTTAACTGGTACACGAAAAGAAGAAGTATTAGATGAACCTCTACTACGTTGATCTACTTGTTTTTTAGTTTCAATACTAGCTATAACATTAAAATTTGAACCATTGTATACTGAATATAAACAGTCTTTACTAAAATCATTAGTAGACAATATTAAATCTTGATCTGAATTAAAATGATCGCTTATACTCACTCTTTATCACTAGCATTTTCTATAACTTGTGGTGGTAGTTTTTTAATATTCTCTGCTTCTTGATTTCTAGAACGCTTGTTTACCGCTTCAATTGCTTTTCTTCTTAAAAGTTGCCCTATGATTTTTTTATCTTTAGTACCATCTAAAATAATAAATTCACCTGCTTCATATGGAATAGATTTTTTTCCATAATCAACAGCTTTTAAACATTTATATTTAGCCATAATAGTGTCACCTTTATAATTTGTATACTTGCTTTTATTTACCTAAGCTACAGTTAATGTACCAAACGCTGCACTTTGTGTTAATGCTAACAAAGGATGAGATTGAAACAATAATTTTCTAACACTTGGATTATCTTTAAGAAAAGATTTAAAAAACCATTCTGAACGTGCAAAATTAGCTTCATAATCTTGTATTGCACCATATGCTTGGAGCGTTGCAGCATCAGTAGAACCTACTAAAACCATGTCTTCATTTACAAATTGTTGCATTGAACCGGCAGAATCTTTGTAATTATCAACGTGCGCTATCATAGTAGCGTGAGCATCAAAATTACCAATATTAACTAAACCCCTTGACGGTCTAACAGTCTCAACAGCAATAACTATAGCTCGTCTTGAATCTAAATAAGCTAAAACATCGGCATGTTCTAAAAATAAATTCATCGCGTTTTTACCAAATACAAATACATTTGGCATTAACCCGCTTGCTTGGCTAACAGTTGTTGATAAATTACGTAAATCTCTAAGTGGTGTAGCTGTTGACTGATCCCACTGAGCAGCACCAGCTAAAACGACTTGGTTACCAGCCGGCATACCAAAATCTAAATCATAATCAGCAAAACCTTCACCACTAATTGTAACACTACCATCAGTCATCAATTCCGCTGCCATCCACTCTAATAACCTGTCGTTTCGATTTCTCAAAGTAAACATATCTTCAGTGATAAGGTCAATAGATTTTTGCTTCGCGTCAGGATCTATTCCAATAGGTTCACCTAATGCTGCATTAGCTACAATATCACTAGCTTTAGTATTTAAAGTTTCTTTTACCGTTGGTGGTGTAAAAGTCTTTTTTTCTACAGCATCGCGGCTAGCTTCGTGTGCTCTAGCATCAGTGTGAACAAAATTAGATAATAATTTTTCTTCTGTTTTTACATCTAACTGAACATCTTTTGTATCAAAAGTTTCTTTTTTGGAAAAAAAATTATCTCTCAAAATAGTTTCAGGAAAATTTAAATTTACTGCAACCTGTTTTAAAGAAATAGTGTCGAATAAACTTTGTTGTACCATTTTTTTATTTTACCTTCCTATGAATCTAAAGCAGACATGTTTAAACCAGCTTCTTTTAATGTTATACGCAAAAGTGTATTAAAATTAGTGGTACTATGGTCATTAAAATCAACTTCATTAGAATTAAAATCACCTGCTGTACCTATAAGAGTAACAGCATCACCAGCACTTGTATCAGCATCTTCTAAAGCTACTCCAACTATATTTTCACTACCATCGGAAGCACCTGTTAGCGATGGAATAATTTTATTAGAAGCTGTTATGATACCTACAACTTGACCAGCCGTTATATCATTACTGGCTAACGCGGTCATTTGTGTTGTTTGACGTAAATCAGAGTATAATGAAGGTACAGTAAAACTTTCAGTAGCCATTATTTATTGTCCTTTCTTTTATCTTGAGGTATCATAGAAACTAACGATGTAATAAAATCGGTTTCTTGACCACCTATTTTTTGTGATACAGGTTTGATAACATTTGAACCATTTATCATACCACTAGATGTTAAACCCGTTGTTTTTTTTGCACTACTACGAACTCGTTTTAATTCAGCACTATTAAAACTATTTATTGTGGTTCCTTTTTTGATTGCTGAAAGCGCGTATTTAGCGTTTTCTGGTTGCATATTACTTAAAATACCCATAACTCTTTTACGCTCTGAAACGATGCCTTTTTTTCTAATAGATTTAATTGCCTTCGATGATAACTTTGAAGTAGTTTTTTTATCATCTTCTTCTTCTGTAGATTCTACATCATCTTCTTCTTCTGTAGATTCTACATCATCTTCTTCTTCTTCTGATTCTGTTTCATCATCTTCTTCTTCTGTAGATTCTACATCATCTTCTTCTTCTTCTGTAGATTCTACATCATCATCATTTACATTAGACAACAAAGAGTTCATAGATTTTACAGAATCTACTAAACCATTTTCAATAGCTTCTTTAGCCATAAAAACACGCCCTTTCAAATTATTTAGAATTTTAGAATTAATTTTTTTACTGCGGAATTTTAAAATATCATCCTGAAATAAAGAATTAACTTCATCTACTTTACTTTGTAGCATCTGTTTTTCTTCATTTGTTAAATTTTTACTACTAGAACCACTCGCTTTAAATTCACTAGATGTTATTTCTGTTACTTGGATACCATCTTTTATATTTTTTTCTTCTACTGATACGTGGGTAAACACTGCACCAATAGAACCAGTAGTTGTTAATTTTGCTACACTATATATAGAGCTACAAGCACTAGCAAGCCAGTATGCAGCACTACAACAAAACGTGTTTACTGCTGCTACAATAGGTTTTGTCTTTGTTATACCCCTTATTTGATTAGCAATTTCATGACAATAAACACTTTCACCACCACCAGAATTAAAACTCATGATTATTTTTTTTATATCATCCCTTGATTCTAACTCTTTTAAAGCAAGCGAAACAACATCTAAAGAAGTACCACCAAAAAACCACGTCCAAATAGAAAATTCCTTAGTTATGAAACCGTTTATATTCATAATAGCAATATTATTTTGTACTTTAAAAGCAAAACCTTCAAATGTTTGTACTCTACACAAGCTACTATTTATTTTTTGTAAATTTCTATAGCAATTTTCTTTAGCTTTAAATGATTTTATTAAATCCAATTGTGTGTTTAAAAATTCTTTATTTGCTAGTAACATTTTTTGGACTCTCTTTTATGTCTTTTTTTTCTTGTTCAATTTGCTGGCTCATTAAATCATCATCTACACCAAAAAGTTTTCTTTCCTCTTTTGTAGAGGTTGTTTTATTTTGCTTCCTTATTTGTGCGGCACTTGCATCTTTTACTTCATCTAAAGATTTCATTTTATCACTAAACCATACTACCTGCTGTAAGTACTTTCTTACATAATAATCATCATAGTTTAAACCAAATTTTTCAAAAAATCCATCAATTGCTAATTCATCTGCTAAAGAATTCCAATAAGGATTTAAAGAACTAGATTTAAGCTTTGAAAGAACTATCTTAAATTTATGTTCAGCAGCTATAAAAGCTGCTCTAGCTGCTGTATAACTAGAATTAAATTTTAAAGTATAGAGCTCGTAAGGAATACCAATAGCACTACAATAAATTTCAATATGTTTATCAATAAATGGATTGTAATTACTATTTGGCCTAGCATTATTAAAAACTTGAATATCGGTATCAGGTTCAAATGTAAATTCTGTACCCTTATCACTAATGTTTTCACTATTTGTTAATAGACTTTTATCTTCACCACCATCAAAAATTTCTTTTTCATACTCTCCTTCACGCTTAGTTACAAAAACCAAGTGAGAAGCTAAAGCTGCTGCATATAATTCACTATTTCTATAATCGCTTAATACATGTGATGAAGGAATAAAAACCATAATAGATGGTAAGCCCCTTTCTTGACCATCCCTTAATAAATCAAAACAATGATAAATTAATTGCCTACCAGTTTGAGCATTACGAATAGGGAAAAAATCCCACTTTAAACTTTGCACAAAGTTTATATGTTCATTAGGATGAGCTCGTTGAATATAATAACCAAGTCTTTCACCTGATTCATCTAGCTTTATACCATTTATCATTTCTTCTGAATCAGGTAAACCGTTTTCATTTGTCACTCTGTCAGGTTCAATTAACTGATGCCTTGTGGTAAAAGGAAAAAAATCACTAGAAGGTTTTTGTGCAACATTTATAAAAGCCTCACCTCTTACGAGGTAAGATATTAAAGTAGCTCTAACTTTTGTAGTAAAATCACAAGCACCTTTTACATCACTACTAACATCATTAGACCAAAATTTAAAATTATCCTCTAATTTGTCTTGAATTAATTTAGCTTGATCTGTTGTAATACCTAGTTTTTTATGGTTTATGACACTTTGTGGTTGTAATTCACTACCTACTACATAATCTACTATTCTATTTACTATTCCCTGTACTAATTCATCATTTATATATAAATACCAACTACGAGCAACTACATTATCCCTGATAACTTGTGTAGTATCTGTACTAGCAGCACTTAATGAAGGTCTAAATAAACGTAATTCTTTATCTGTAAATCTAGCAGCTTTTATATTACCACCACTGCTAGCATTATTACCAGTTACAATACCCATGTTAAGTACCCTTAATTACTAAACTTTTTTTAGAAGAAGTGGTAGATAATTGTTTCTCTAAGAGTGCTTGTTTTTTATAAAGTTTGTCAAGATCTACTCTTGTAACACTATCTCGACCTGTAGAATAATTACCATCTATAGCTGCTATAATAGCAGCATCTACAGCAGCTAATTCTAATTTTTTTTTAGCCCTAATTGTTGCACTTAACGCCATTATATATTTCCTTTTACGTTTTTTTTCTATACCTGTTAGCACCTAATCTAAGAACATATAACCCACCAGCTAAACATAATTTTTCAGTATCTAAAAAATCATGTGTTCTTAAGGTTCGCCATTCACCACCTTTTTCAGTAGTCACGTAAATTTCACCTGTTACTTCTTTTAAAAAAGCTTCATCTACATCTTCTGCTAAAATATAAGAACCTTGTTCATCAAGTGGCTGCTTCATTTTTTCATAAAGCATACCTTTAAAAAATTCATCCCAAATTTTAACTAGTTGAGTAGGTCTTTTGTCACGTTTTAATTTTGAATTAACATCTACACGACTAACCGCTATAGGAGTCATAGCAAGTTTAACACCTTTACAGCTTAAATAGTACGGTGATTTTCTGGCAAAAGCTCTTACTTCATCTGTTTCATAACCTTCATCTATTAAAACACGTTGGATTTTATATTGCTTATCTGTGTAAGTACTATCTTCTGTTACAAGTGGGTAATCTTTTTTTATATGTTTATCTTCAAGTTCTAACCAAGTTTCTTTTTTTTTCGGACTTCCCATAACTCGGCCATAGTCAATTTGATAACTTGTACCAACATCAGTGAAACCTCTAATAGAAAAAACTAAGCACCTTTTTTGAACGTCAACGCCCATAACTAAAGCTTTTATATTTTTAGTTGGTACACTGCCAAGTTTATAAGGCATTCTATTTTTTAGTAATTCTTTCCAATCTACACGCTCACCTTCTAATTCAAACAATTCACCAAAACGAGTATTTTTAACAGCTTGAATTTTTCGCATTTTGTTTTCATTAGAATTAGCTGCTGCTACATATAACCAGCAAATTTCACCTATATGATTCCAAGGGCTACAAATACCAGATATCCAAACACTAAATGTTTTTGATTCAATTTGCTTACCCACCACTATATTTTGTCCTATTTTTTCTCTTTTAACTCTTTGTTCACCTGAAAGTAGTAAACCGTCTTGGATAGCTTTTTTTATGTCTTGATTATTCATACCATAGTCACAAGTAGGACACACTAACCTTGCACTTTCTACAACTTCATCTTCTGTTTTACCTTCCCATTTACATAATTTAAATTCTGGTAAAAAATATTCACAACAATTTTTACAAGGTATATTAAATTTATGTTGTGTACCTTCTAAAAACAATGACTCAATGGGAGAAAAATCTTTTATTGTTGGTGTACTAGCTGCTAAAGAAAATCTATCTGGATATGTTATTGAACGTGTTTCTGCTAAAACTACTGGATTACCTTCGCCTTCTACACTGTCTGGCATTCTGTCTAATTCATCAAATACAGCTTTACATGCTGGTCTACTGCATAATTCATTAGCACTAGTAGCCCATACAAAATAAAGCGGTACATCATTGACCAGTTTTTCATAACTATTTGAGCGCTCACCATCTTTTACTAAATCAATAACACCTGAATTTTTAGCATGAGGCATAAAACGAAAACGGCTATAATTTTCTGCTAGTTTCTTAGCTGGTAAAACTATTAACATAGGTCTAGCTTCATCTGTTAATGTCTTACAAATGAAGTTCAAAATGAACATTGTTTTTCCCATTTGAGCGCCAGACATTATACCAAGCCTTTTGTACTTGCCACTTAAAGCTAGCTTTTCTACTTGAACAAAATAAGGTGTTCTAGACGGGTTGAATGTACCTGCTTCTGCTTCACTAGCTGGTAGTGTTAAATTATCCTTAGCCCATTCATGGGGCAATCTATATTCAGATAGTTTTAAACTTTTCGATACTACTTTAGATAAAGAAGAAATTGCTGCAAAATCAAACATTATTAAAACAACCAAAAAAAAAATTATAAAATTTGAATTATCATTTTTCATTTTTAAACTCATGGTCAATGGTATCTGATAATTGATTTAAAAAACTTCTAGCTTTTTTATCTAATATTATTTTTATTTCAGCAGGGTTATCTATATCTGCTAATTCATTAGCATTACTACTACCAATTGATAATATTTGATTTTTTAAAATAGAAAACGTTCTTGATAAAAAAGAAGATACAACCGTTAATTCAATTAGCTCTTTTTCATTTTCACGATTCTCTAACACAAGTTTTTTATGTTGCTCATTAGTAAGTTTAATTCTTGCTTCTATTAATTCAGAATCAAGAGAATCATGGACAATCGGATTAGTAAAATGAGATACCAAGTTATTAACAGTATCTTTTAGATTAAAACTGTTTTTACTAACACGTTTTATCAAATTCTGTTTTACATAATTATTTATAGTAGCTTCTGTTACATTGAACAAATCAGCTATTACTATAGCTTTTACATTTTCAGGTAATGAAGAAGCTACCTTAGAAATATAGCGTTTTGTAGATGGTTCTTCACCTGCTATTATTTTATCTATCTTTGTTTTCTTTACCATGATTTTCACTAATAGCAATCAAAACTGAAAGCATATTTTAACCTATCAGAAATAAGAGTAAATAGAGCAAGTAAAAAAAAATCACTCACTCTAAATATAAAAGCAAGATACAAGAATAGAACAAACTTTTTACACTTTGTAACTAAAATTGTTCTTACTTTTATTATAATCAAAATGAGAGAAAGTGTCAAAAAAAAATTAATCAATTGTTAAAAAAAGTTAATTTATGGTTATCTTAAATTAACCTTAAATAACAGACTGTACAAAAAGTACATAATATAGTTAGAATTTACGTTTGGTGATTTTGCGAAAAAGTGTGTCACAATGACAAATTATCCTTGAAAAAAATTGAAATAGACAACGAATGGCATCCTACCTACC